AGGAGAGAGGAGACTTGGCTCCGTTATTACTTTAAGCGTTAAAAAAATATTCGGAGATTAAATGGATCCGTTAACTATCGGCGCAGCGGTTGCTATCGCTAAGACTGCTGTAGCCGGAGTTAAAGAGCTAATATCATTAGGTCACGAAATTCAAGACTGCTATCACGATATAGCAACATTCTTCGATAAGCAAACAGAAGTAGAGCTTGCTGTCATCGAGCAAAAGAAGCAGAAACTCCAAGCTACTAAAGATGGCAAGCCACAACGTAGCGCTACCGCAGAGGCGTTAGAAGCTACCTTTGCACATAGAGAGATGATCCGGCTAGAAAAAGAGCTTAAAGAGGCTCTAATCTACGGCAGCCAGGAATCAGGTCTATACGACGAGATGTGTCATCGTCGAGATGCAATTATCCTAGAACGAAAACAAGAGATCGAAGATGCTGAACGCGAGGAGCGTATGCGTCTGGCTGAAATACGTCGCAAGAAAGAGCAAAAAATACAGAATATTCAGGAATGGTTAGCTGTAGTGCTAGGCGTTTCTATTAGTAGTTTCGTAATGTATGCAATATGGTGGATGTTTAAAAATGGGGGTAAAGACTAATGATGACCTTAATTACTACGCTAATCTCTTTCTTATCTGGTGGCTTGCCTAAACTCTTGGATTTCTTTCAGGATAAGCAAGATAAGAAGCATGAGTTAGCACTTGCTCAATTGCAGATGGCGCAGCAGCTAGAGATGGCTAATAAGGGTTTTGAGGCTCAAGCGCACATTGAAGATATTAAGACAGAGCAGATAGGCATCCAGACGCAAGCAGATGAACGTATAGCGTTGTATTCTCACGACATTGAGATTGGTAAGGGTGCATCGCAATGGGTTGTTAATGCTCGCGCTATGGTCAGGCCAACAATTACGTATGGACTATTCCTGCTACTCGTTGCCATTGATATTGCTGGTGTCTGGTATGCCTGGACACAAGACGCTCCATTTAAAGAGATGATGGCGCTAGTTTGGGATGACGACACGCAAACTATTTGGGCTTCTGTTATAAGTTTCTGGTTCGGCACACAGGCGTTTAGCAAGAAATGAAAGTAAGCGACAAGGCACTTAAAACCATAATCCACCATGAGGGGGTAAGGTATAAGCCTTATCTCTGTCCTGCTGGATTGTGGACTGTTGGTGTAGGCCATGTTTTATATCCCAAACAGGGACTATTACCAGTGGCAGAGAGAGGCTCTATAGGGCTGCGTGTTGAGGACTTTAGACAATTTACGAAGGATGAGGTAGATGCGATTCTTAAGGCAGACTTGCAGCGTTTTGAGCGAGGTGTATTACGTTATTGCCCTAATTCTCTTACTCAAGGGCAATTCGATGCTCTCGTCAGTTTTAGCTTTAATGTAGGGCTAGGTACTTTACAGCGTAGTACGTTGCGCCAAAAACACAACCGTGGTGACTTTGAGGGAGCTGGTAGTGAATTCATGAAATATACACGTGGCGGTGGTAAGGTTCTCAAGGGTTTAGTTAATCGTCGTAAAGATGAAAGAGCAATGTATGGTTACTAAGAAAATACCGCAAGACTGTATGCCGATGTGTCAATCATGCGCTTTCTTTGATCGTGAGAAGAACGATGAAGTTGGTCTATGCAGACGTTATCCTCCATCGATGTTCTTTCTTGGTGACGATGATTTCGAGAGTTTATTTCCGATTACTGGGATTAACGAATGGTGCGGTGAATTTAAAAGGCAGGTGTCATAATGACTCACCACGTAACAGATGAGGAGTTTATAGCGGCATGGAACTCATGCGGCTCAGTTACTAAGGTAGCTGATATTCTAGGCATTAACCACAGATTTGTTAATCGCAAGCGTAGAGACATCGAAAAGCGGCAAGGTGTCCAGTTGCTTGCCACTGCTAAAAACAGCCCTGATTTCAATGTAACTTTGCCAGCTAACGGAGTTCGAGTTAATGTTGGATTGGAATCAGGTGTTGTTATCGTTGGCTCAGATGCTCACTACTGGCCTGGAATCATCTCCACAGCTCACAGGGCCTTTGTGGTGGCTGTTAAAGAGCTAAGCCCTAAGATGGTCATTATGAACGGTGATGCGTTTGACGGGGCTAATATCTCTCGTCATCCGCGTACAGGTTGGGAAGCCAGACCTAGCGTTAAGCAAGAGCTAGAGGCTTGCAGGGATCGTATCTGTGAGATTGAGGACGCTGCTGGCAATGCAAAACTGCACTGGACTTGGGGCAATCACGACATTCGTTGGAATAGCCGATTATCCTCACAGGCTCCTGAGTTTGAGGGTATCCACGGCATGAACTTGACGGATCACTTCCCGCGCTGGAAGTTCTCAACTTCGGTGATGGTAAATGATCACACTCAGATCAAGCATCGCAACTATAACGGAGTTCACGCTGCTTATAACGCTGTTGTTAAATCTGGCGTGTCTACAGTTAATGGTCATCTACACTCTCTTAAAGTAACGCCTTGGACTGATCTGACAGGTACTCGCTACGGTGTCGATACAGGCTCTCTAGCAGATGTATGGGGCGCTCAATTTGAATACACAGAGGACGGTACTAGAAACCATCGAAGCGGCTTTGTAGTGCTGACATTCTACGAAGGCAAGTTGCTGCCTCCGGAGATGTTAGAAGTCATTGATGAGGATAAAGGTCTTGTGTGCTTTCGAGGACAGGTGATCGCGGTTTAATCCAGCTTGATGTCCAATCAGCCTTAACTGGTTGGAGTTTAGCCCTGCGTTTAGCTAGGAATAAGTCTTTCTTGTCTATATCCTGGTTAAGTCTATTACGTGCTATTTGCGCTCTTTCTTTTGATGTAAGAGGCGCAGGTCTAGCAGCATCGTTATAGTTGCCAATGCAAAACACAGGCACATAGACTTCTTTTATATCTTTTTGTTCTTTTATCCAGCTATCAATATAGACGAGCTTGATCTTGCGTAAATGCTTGATATAACCTTTCATCCACTTATTAGAGATAAAGAACTGCTTTTCTATCTCCGTGTATGTTGATGGTGTCTCAAGAATTTTGAGCAACTTAGCCATTCTTACTTCAGATGGCTTTGTGTTGTATTTCATTTCACTCATCTTTGACGAATACTCCATTGCAATTTAAGAAACCTTTGCGGTCTTTAATTTCTGCATAAGCATCTTGCAAGCAGTGAACGATAGAGATGTCTTTGATCGCGCAGTAGATTATTAGCGTAACCAGCACATCTCCGACACCATCTCTAATCGCTGGCATATCGTCTTTGATCTCAGCGTCGCATAGCTCACCTAGCTCACTCACAGTTTTCATGAGTTGAGTGCTGGCTTCAGCATTGGGAATGATTCCGCGAGCTTCTGCCCATCGGATAACGTCAAGCTCTAGTGATGTCCACATTATTTACATATCCTTTTCTTTGCATCTTTAAAGTTGGACTCGAACATCCATCCGACACACTGTTTGTCAATGTCTGGCGATGTGACTGACGCTACTCCTTCAGTAAATCCGCGATGGTATTCGTGTTGCAGTCTGTTCATGACACCTAACCCAATGCCAGGTATAGACGCAACAACCACAATTAAGATCATTCCCCAACGCATAGCTGCCTAATCTTTTTGATATCAATGCCAAAAGTCTCATGCACTCGCAGGATGATTTCTGCTGACGGGACTATCTTTTTGTTGCGAATCTTTGACAGTGTAGAGATACCGATACCCATATGTAGGGCAATGGCTCGATCATTCTTGAATCCATGATTTTTAATCAAATAGTCTAACAATTCCATTTTTATCCTTTATAAGTAGTGCAGGGTCACCAGTTCGAGAATACATGAAGGAGAATCTGGCCCCTGCTGCCGGTGTTACTCGCCACTACCGGCTAGGCGTGCAAACTCTAAAAAGGGATGTCGTCAATATCTAACGGTTTTTCTTCTACTGTTTTCTTTGCTTCTTTCAGCTTAAATGAGCAGCTCATAAACTTGCCTGATTTACCATCTTTGAGCCAGGCTGATACATAGACTGCGTTACCGTTTAAGTCTTTGCCATCGCCTGAATAGTCAGGATGATTGTCTGATTGCTTTTGCTGATTCTTGAAAAGTGAGAAGCTGCCTGGTTTTGGATCGTATGCCATAAATTTACCTTTATCGTGTGGTGAACTTCTTAATTGCACTGCGCTGCTTGCTATCAAACAAACTCCATAATGCTGTTTTGCTATCTGCATCTAAATCTAATTCGTTAATGAAATCGACTGCACTTTGTACGTCATTCTTTGCTAGAAATCCAATAACCACTACGCCGATGCTGCGTATAGTTTCTTGATCTTCCTCTGACATAGATTGAAACACGTCAACAGTAATCGGTTTAGCTGACACAGGCTCGCTAGAATCGATTGCATCGTGTTCTACTATCTCAAGTGCTGTGACGTATAAGTAACGGCGGCTATAGGTCTCTACTGCGCCTAAATTCTGTATTGGGTGGCAGCCTTTTAGCTGCGCTTCTGCCATTGGGCTAGTAAACGTTACACAACCACCATTCTCAGTATCAATGATCCGCAATGTAGCCAGCTCAGTACCAAACGATACAACTGGACAAAGTTTTAACTCAAAGAAAATTGACTGAATTGCCGGTAGAAAGTCGCCAAGCTCAAAGTATTTATATCCTGCAAACTTATTGTGGCCTGACTTCTTTAGCTCTGTATTCTGCAATTTGATACGCGCTTGTTGCAGTTTTTCGTAGACTAGCCATTGTTGCTGTTCTTCTTGCTCTTGTTGCTGGCGCATGATTATTTACCTTTATTTGAATTTTTTAACGATGACATTATTGAATGTCCGAACTTCCGATAGAGTTTGAATTTCCTTTGCTTTTGCTTGCTCCTTTCTAATACGGTTAAAAGTTTTCTCAAGATCAGTTTTACCTGCTGGCACATACTTGAACCTTGCGTCTAAGATTGATTTAAAGTCATCCATTTATTTTCCTACGTCAACCATGAAACCAAAATATATCCTGAAAACAATATGATAGCAATGACTTTAGGGTGACGTGCAAGCCAATCATCGGTAGCTAAAAGTTTCATTGTTGTTCTTCTTTCATCTTCATAAAGTTAGCAGTTGTATAAGGTACTCCAATCGTTGTTGCTTTGCGCTGAACATCCCACAAGTGATTGATGAACTGGCCTAGATTACGAAACTCAGTGCCTAGCTCCTCATTGATCTGATCTAGAGCTATCTTCATTCCTGCCTCAATTCCTTCAGAGTAAGTCACTTTTCATTCCTCCAAAAAACCATTTATCGAATTTTGCGTTATTAAATGCTTCGCTTGCTGCTTTTGCTTCTAACCAGATCGCGTCTGCCTCATCTTCTTGATATGCTGCCAGGCAAACTAGCAGGTCATCTAATTCTTCAATCATCTCTGTCTCCGTCGTTGGTATGACTGAACTATAGCGACATAAGTTATTCGCTGCAAGAAATACTTTTCTATTGATATTTGTTTACTGATAGAAATAATCAATAACACAAAACTAGAAACTTGTATATTATTTAGCTGTCTACCCGCCTAATTAGGGTTTTTTAAGCGGGGGCAAAATAGCACAAATAGCGTAAATAGCAGTAGCAAGCAGGACTTTTGTCAGTTTTGTCAGTACCTAACTAGCCTCATTTAAGGAATTACAATGAGTTTATGGCGTAAAAGGAGAATAAAAATGCAAGAATTAGCTAGATGTTCAGATTGTGGTTGGATTGGTGACTCAGAAGATGTAGAGACAGGTATTTGCGATATGGTGTTTGCTGATCCTGTTGATATTTGCCCTGAATGTGGAAATCCAGATTGCATAGCACCATACGAGGAGACTAAATAATGGACTTGCCAAAGAAAGACAGCCGTAGATACCAGATTTGTGTTGCTTTTGCTAACTCTGGAATGATGACGTTGCATAGCTTAGTTGAGGAGCATGGCTTGTTTGGTTTTAGAGACAAGCAGCGGCTTTCATCTGAGATGAATTACTTATGCACTACTGGCTGCATTAAAAAGCTCAAAGAGGCTTATATGCCTACCTATGAGCTGCGTCTGGCTATACAGTCGTTTGATAAGCCTGGGCTAGTTAAATCACGAGAGCCAGTACCGTTTAAAGAATTATCTGACAAGTTTATGTTGCCAAAGGTTAGCCCACGGGGTGAGCCACTAAGGGACATTTCATATATCGGTTTAGGAGCAAGCATTGCTGAACACGTCTACCGTTTCTAGTCCTGACTATACGTTTAGGCAAAAGTTCTGCCCAGGCTGTAAACGGGCTAGATCAGAAAAGAACTTTAATGGCGGAGTTCTATGCAAGATTTGCAGACTGCGTAAAGTTAAGCTATAGTAGCTACGTGCTTGGCAGCGCGTAAACGAGTAAGCCTTAGATGGGACTCTGCTGGTTACTCACCAGTCTGCCAACGATCTTATGATCGAGAGTCTCACCTAGGGCTTTTTTTATTGGAAAAGCTATGCACTACTATCAATTTAATATTGGAGATTATGCTAGTCACACTAGGCATTTAACCATTGTCGAAGATGCAATTTATAGGCGATTGCTTGATGCTTATTACCTGCATGAACATCCGTTGAACGCCTGTACAACGTCTGTTGCACGTCAGATCAACGCGAGAGAGTACGAGTCAGAAATTCAAACTATTTTGGAGGAATTTTTTGCATTAACGGAAGATGGTTGGGTCAATTTTCGTGCAGATAAAGAGATAAAACACTTCCATTCCAAGATAGAACAGGCTCAAAAGGCAGGCAGAGCCTCAGCTGTAGCAAGATTGAACAGACGTTCAACATTCGTACCAACGGATGTTCAACCAAACATAAAACAAGAAACAATAAACAATAAACATAGTATTAGCAAACCAGACGATGTAATCCTTTCAGTTTGGACTGACTTTGTAGCTCATCGAAAACTAAAGAAAGCAACTATTACCGAAACGGTAATTAATTCAATTCGCAAAGAAGCTAAAAAAGCTGGCATACCTTTTGAGGATGCTTTGGCTGAAACTTGCGCTAGAGGTTGGCAAGGCTTTAAGGCTGAGTGGTATAAAAAGCAAGAACCTGCAAAACCAGTATCAAAACTTAAATACTGGGAAAAAGGTTATCAGCCATGAAAGGCCATGTAGAACTACTCAAGTTGCGTATAGAAGGTTTTAAACCAAGAGGCTTGTGGGTGTGCTACGGACATGATCCACTAAAGGGCTGGAATACTTGGTCTAAGGCTGGCGATACATTGGCATTTCCTGAAATTGAGATATTGCCGATAGAAAATATCAATCAACTAGACTTGCGGTTTGCTGTAGGATTAACTGTACACATTTCAAGTAATGAACCCCTTGCAAAACTAAAGAAAATTCATAACGCTTTTGTTTTTGCCAAGGCTAAATCGGTTTTCGTATCCACTAAAAAATGCTTAATCTTACCTTCAGGGAGCGTATTAGATGACTATGTTCCTGCGTGAAGATATTGATTTCTCAGCGTATCTGCGAGCTACCGATCTCAAGCAAAACGTCAAGGACGTATCGACATGGGTTGATGAGCTTACAGACAATCTTGAAAATCCTGTTATCGAAAAATCTACTCCTATGGAATGGGAGTGTACAAAGAACTTTGCATTTAGACCTGGTGAGGTAACTGTTTGGGCAGGTTCCAATGGTGGCGGTAAGTCTTTGCTGACAGGCCAGATTGCACTAGGTTTAGTCAAGCGCGGCGAGAAAGTATGCGTTGCTAGCTTTGAGATGAAACCCAAAGTATCGATTAAACGGCTTATAAGGCAGTTTGCAGGCGAAAACGTCGAGCAGTTGGCATCCACACATGGACTGCCCTACAAACGCGCCTTGTATGACCGTTTTAAGGCTTTTGGTACTGGCAATATTTGGTTCTATGACCAACAGGGTACGGTGACAGCAGATCAGGTTATCTCGATGGCAAGATATTGCGCTGTTGAGTTAGGTGTAACTCATGTGTTTATTGATAGCTTGATGAAGTGCGTTGCTGGCGAGGATGACTACAACGGTCAAAAGCGCTTTGTTGATGAGATCACTGCATTGGCTAGAGATCACAATATCCATGTACATCTTGTCCACCATATTCGAAAATTGCAGTCTGACGAGTTGATGCCGAACAAAAATGATTTGCGCGGCAGTAGCTCTATCACGGATCAGGTTGACAATGTGTTTATCGTCTGGCGCAATAAGAAAAAAGAGAACGAAGTCAATAAAGGTATGGAGACAGATATGTCTGCGCCTGACATGATTTTAATGAACGAAAAGCAGCGAAACGGAGAGTCTACTGAGTGGTATCACATGTGGTTCCATTGGGAAAGTAGCCAGTTTATTGAGAAATGGCAGGGCTTTCCTAGTGACTTTGACAATAAAGGACGGTTTAGAGGTGCATGAGTTTTTTGAAGAAGAACGGCATAGGTGTGAAGTCAGGCAGGTTATCAAGTGGCGAGTGCAAGACAGAAACAAAGCAATGGAGTACCTGCAAGCTGTAGCAAGCAAAAGAGGCCAGGAATCAGCGGACAGGTTAAGGAAGGATTCTGCTGACCAATGGGAACGTAAAAACCGAGGATTGGAGGGAGATTGGAAATGATGACGCGGGATGAAACTAACCACGTTTTATTCATATTGGAAAAAATTGCAGAAGGTTGTACACAAGTTATAGAAGAAAAAGACGTAATTGAAAATGAAAAAATTATTGCCAAACTTATATTGGATGATCTTAAAATTCCAATAAAAATATTACATACAGGATTACATCGTGGTTTTATAAAACAAGAGTCAAAAAAAATTTAAAGGAGATTAAAAATGAAACACAATGAGTTAGAAAATAGGGCATTAATAACATTAGTTGAATCACTTGATAAACAAATTGATAGATTAGAAATTATGAATGAAAAACAATTTGATAATATTAGTATATTAGTGGATTATATTTTTAAAACTCAAGGAATGGATAATCTTTATAACGTAGCAAAAGAAATTGATGAAAAAAATGGTAATGATGATTTTCAAACTTTTATTGCAGTATCTGTTCCTTTTTAATGAAAAAGAATGGAAATAAATCTATCTTCTACTGACATTATTTTAGCTGCTCATTATGCTGGAACAATTGAGGATGCTAAAAATATAAATTCAGTTAAAAATAATGGCAAATATAAAATGAATGGTTTTGCTGCTCATTATATTGGGATGCTTGGAGAGGTAGCCATTTGCAAGTATTTAAACATTAATGTGCAAAGCAATATTACATTTGGTGGCGATGGTGGTGTTGATTTGATATATAAAAATCAGACTATCCAATTAAAAACAAGAGCCGGTGATAATCCAGAACCACGATATATTATTTTTGATAATCTTGATGAGTTTAAAACAGACTGGGCTATTTTATGTTCATTAAAATCTGCCACAGAAATTAAAATACATGGATTCACAAGCAAAGAAAGATTTACTTTAAAGCATATAAATAAGAATTTTAGTTATGGCGATAGAGTTTGTTTGGATGAAAAGTATTTAACTGATATTTCAAAGTTTAACGAGGCTACAGAATGGTATCTAAAAAATGAGAGCTGCTAGAGTTGACGTAAATCAAAAGCATATTGTCAATTGCTTGCGTAAAGAGGGTTTTACTGTTCAGCACTTGCACCACGTCGGTGAAGGTTGTCCAGACATTTTAGTAGGCCACAAAGGACTCAATATACTTTTGGAGATCAAGGACGGTAGAAAACCTGAGTCGGAGCGCAAACTTACAGCGCAGCAGATAATCTTTCACAAGATGTGGAAAGGCCAGGTTGAGGTGGTTATTAGTCCAGAGCAAGCAATTCTAGCTGTCTTGGCGCATACCAATGGCAAATAACAAAAAACCAAGAAAGCGGCATATTCCTCGCAGAAACATCTTGCCAATGACGATCCGACACAATGCACAAAGTGAGCAAACATTGCAGTTAGTACCGCATACCGAACTAATGAAGTTTCGTGAGGGTGTAGGTGACGAGATAGGCTGGAATACCATCACAGCTCGATTAAACGTCGGGTTAGTGGCTGCATACCAAGCTGACTTTGATCCTGAGTATTACTTGCTAATGGATAGTTTAAAAGCAATTGTTAATGTGCGAGAGCGATTTTTAAATACTGGCAGGTGGGGATTATCTGGTGACGATCTTAAAAGCATTGGCGATGGTTTAGTTACTACTGATAATCTACAGCTATCAATAACAAGAAAGCAATTATCAAAAGCTATTGACTACGTATTTAAAAACGCAGGAGCTTTAGACGATGTTTCTAACGTATACGTGCAAATATGATAAATCCTAATGAAGCAATAGATTACATAATCAAGCACTCACAGGCTTATGCTAAAGCTAAAGCTCAAGTTACTTATTTGACTGAGTATCGCAAGACTAAGAAAGCTATTTGTTTTCAATCAAGCCTAAGATCAACAATGGCAGAGAAAGAAGCAGATGCTTATGCTCATCCAGAGTACCAGGCTGTACTTGAAGGTCTTAGGGAGGCTGTAGAGGAGGCTGAGAGGCTTCGCTGGATGCTCATAGCAGCACAGGCTAGGGTTGATGTCTGGAGATCGTATGAGGCTTCTAATCGCAGCATAGATAAAAGAACACAATGAAAAATCCATTTGTAATTGATGAGCCAACAGTAATTTCATTTTCAGGTGGAAGAACATCTGGCTATATGCTTTGGCGTGTACTTGAGGCGAATGGTGGGACGTTACCAGAACAAGCAATTGTTTGTTTTGCTAATACAGGAAAGGAAGAAGAATCGACGCTACAATTTGTAAAAGATTGCGAGGAACAATGGAGCGTAAAAATTCATTGGGTTGAGTTTCGTGATGATGATAATAAATTTGCAGAAGTCACTTTTGATACTGCAAGCAGAAATGGGGAGCCATTTGAGCAATTAATTATTAAAAAAAAATATTTGCCTAATCCTGTGACTAGGTTTTGTACGATTGAATTAAAAATAAGAGCAATACATAAGTTTCTTAAAAGCAAAGGTTGGAAACATAATGAAAATATGGATTGGGTTGGCATAAGGGCAGATGAGCCAAGAAGGGCAGCAAAGATAGATCGGAGCAGGTTGCCACTTGTAGCTGCTGGTATTACATCAAAAGATGTTGGTAATTTTTGGCTTAATCAAAGTTTTGACTTACAGTTGCCAAATATCAATGGGAAAACAATGCATGGAAACTGCGACTTATGTTTCCTGAAGGGTAGATCACAAACATTAAGCCTGATTGCGGAAAAGCCAGATCGCGCTGTCTGGTGGGCAAAGATGGAAACTTTAGTGCAAACAAGCAATAAATCTTACGGTCAAGGCGCTAGGTTTAGAAAAGATAGGCCAAGCTACGCAGATATGCACAAATATATCAATGAGCAAGATGATATGTTTGATGATTCAATTTCATGTTTTTGTGGTGATTAAATAAAGGAAACAATGGATAAGAACGTGCAAGCAGTCAGGCAAAAACTGGCAGATCGAGCTGAGTTCGGCATGATGAAATATGGTGTCAGCACAGAGAGAACGGACTTGTCTGCAAAGCAATGGCTTATCCACGCACAAGAGGAAGCAATGGACTTAGCTGTATACCTGCAAAGACTTATAGACGATATTGATGACTAAGGACGAAAAGAAATATCTATCGAAATTGGTAGACATTGGTTGTATAATTTGCTATAGGAACGGCTATCCTCAGACACCAGCAGAAGTGCATCATGTTCGGGGATTAGGGTTAGGTATGGGTGTCAGAAGTGGGCATTACGACACTATTCCGCTTTGCCCAAGCCACCACAGAGGTAATGATGGGTATCACGGCATGGGTCGCAAAGCCTTTGAACGGAAGTACCAGATAACTGAGATTGACTTACTTGTACAAGTTAAGGGGCTGCTGAATGAAAAAGACGAAAGCTGAAAAGAAGGTCAGTAAGGTGATGACTGAGTTTAAGGGTGGAACATTGCACTCAGGCAAAGGTGGCCCAGTAGTAAAGAATCCTAAGCAAGCTATCGCAATTGCATTATCAGAGGCAAAAATTGCCAAGAAAGGGAAGAAAAAATGAAGGGTTTAAAAAGCTGCGGTAAATGCAAAGGCGGTGAGTGCAAGGGCGGTAAGGGTTGCATGAGAGAAGAAAAAGAAGAAAGCATGGAATATTCCAATAAAAATGGCAAAAAAGGCATGACTGTAGCAATTATGCTGGCTATGCCTAAACGTGGTCAGCGCACTGCTACTAACAAGGCGAAGAAGAAATGAAGCCCGGACTTTACGCAAACATTAACGCAAAACGCAAGCGTATCGCTGAAGGATCAGGCGAAAAGATGCGTAAGGTAGGCGCTAAAGGCGCTCCGACCAAGGCTGATTTTAAAGAATCGGCTAAGACTGCAAAGAAAAAGAAATGATTAAGCGTGGCAAAGAGGAGTTTGCTGGCTATAACAAACCTAAAAAGACACCTAATCATCCTACTAAAAGCCACGTTGTATTGGCTAAAGAGGGTGACGAGGTTAAGTTGATTAGGTTTGGTCAGCAGGGTGCTACAGGTAGCCCTGACGGTTCAAAGCGTAATGAGGCATTTAAGGCTCGTCATGCCAAGAACATAGAAAAGGGCAAGATGTCTGCTGCATTTTGGGCTAACAAAGTTAAGTGGTGAGATACACGTATGGCCTTGAGAACATCAAGGTAAGAGATTGGGGCGAGGGCGCTGATGTAAAAATTGGCTCATTTTGCTCTATTGCTGATAATGTAACTATATTTATTGGTGGAAACCATAGAACTGATTGGGTAACAACTTATCCATTTGGTCACATTAATCAAGACGTATTCCCGCATCATGGAGATGGACACCCAGTAACTAAGGGTGATGTAGTTATTGGCAATGATGTATGGTTAGGATCAGGCTGTACGATAATGTCTGGCGTTACTATTGGTGATGGTGCGGTAGTTTCAGCTAGTTCGATGGTTGTAAAGGATGTTCCTCCGTATGCTATTGTTGGTGGCAATCCAGCAAAGGTACTGAAATATCGGTTTACTGAAAATCAGATAAAGAGATTGATTGATAAGCCGTGGTGGGAGCTACCAGATAGCCGTATAAACGATTTAATCCCACTTTTATGCTCTGATAATGTCGAGGATTTAATTGCTGCCAAAAACTCTTAATTTAGGTTCTGGTAAGGATTGGAAAGATTCCTACTTTAACGCAGACATATTGCTTAGAGTCAATCCTGATTGGTGGGTAGATATATCTAAGGTTGAATTTGGTCAAGTCATTGATTCACCAAGATTCGGCAAAGTAAAGATTGAGAAAGGTATGTTTGAGACAATCGTCGCAAATGACGTGTTAGAGCATATACCTGACTTAGTTAAAGCGATGTCAAACTGCAAAGATTTATTAGCAGATAAAGGTGAGTTTCATATTCATGTTCCCTACGAGTTATCTCTAGGAGCCTGGCAAGACCCTACTCATGTTCGAGCTTTTAACGAGAATAGTTGGCTGTACTATACGGATTGGCATTGGTATTTAGGTTGGGAAGATCGGTTTAATTTGAAATCATTAGAGTTTCAGTTGTCTGAATTTGGTCAGGAACTAATGGATAAAAATATTCCTATTGATGAGGAAGTTTTACGTATTCCACGGGCAATTGATTCTATGAAGGTGGTTTTGTGCAAGCAATCGTGATCTGTAGTACAGGGAATATAGGGCTGGCGGTATTGCTGACTTCATTAGAGGTTTATGCGCCACAGATACCTATTTATCTTAGCTGCAATGCAACAAAGAAGTATGGCAAGCACATAAAGGTACTACCGAACATGGAGTCTAACTTCGGTGATGCCTACAATGTAGCTACAGACTATGCGTTTAAGGATGGCTACGATTCAGTTATCCTGGCTAATGATGACGTAGTGCTAACACCTAGCACAGTCAATAGGATGTCGGTAGATTGGGCATTGCTAGAGAACGCTGACTACAAACTAGGTTTCTTAGGTGCTAGATCAGACTTTGTATTGCCGGAACAGAATATACGTTTTCCTATCGTTGATGACGATATAGTAGGACTACGCTATCGCAGTGAGAACTTAATAAAGAAAGCCAATACCATTGCGCCAATATTCGCAGCGGTATCAAAGGAAGCCTGGCAAGTAGCTAAGTTTCCAAGCGTAAACTGGTATTCTGATAACATTATCTGCGATGACATGACTAAGGCTGGATTCACTCACTGGGTAAGCAGAGGATATGTGCATCACGCAGGAAGTCAGACAGTAGGTAATGACTTTGCTAAATGTCATGAGGATAGTAGGGCATGGATACGGCAGAATAGGCCGGATGTATACGATACGTATTATTAAGCATGACACCTGAAAGGTAATGCAAAAATGGAAACAGAAATCACCAAAGTGCAGGAAGATGCACGAATAGCTAATCTTACTAACATGGGTAAGGGTAGGACTAAGGGAGTACCTAACAAGAGTACGCAGATAGTTAGGGAAGCAATTGCTAATCTACTAGAGCGTAATGCTCCAAACATGGATAGATGGCTCAACGAAGTAGCGCAAGAAGACCCGTATAAGGCACTAGACTTAATGAACAAGCTCAGTGAGTACCATATACCTAAGTTAGCTAGGACAGAGGTAACAGGCGCAGACGGTGGAGCGCAACAGCACGTGGTCACATGGCAGAAATAGTAATTCCGTATCAGCCAAGAGAGCCTCAGTTACAGATGCATGAGGCTATGGATGGCACTAGGTTCGCTGTAGTTGTAGCCCATCGTCGCATGGGTAAGACTGTAGCGGCCATTAACCATTTGATTAAGTCTGCTGTGGAGTGCGACAAGGATGAGCCTAGATTCGCTTACATTGCGCCTACTTATGGCCAGGCTAAGAGGGTGGCATGGGATTACTTAACCAAATTCACAAGGCCACTAAATGCAACTCACAACATTTCTGAACTCAGGGCTGACTTCTGGGGACGCCGCATTAGTCTTTATGGTAGCGACAATCCTGATAGCTTGCGTGGTCAATACTTCGATGGCGTTATATTGGATGAGATCGGAGATCAAGACCCGAAGATATGGAATGAGATTATTAGGCCAGCTCTTGCTGATCGTCTTGGCTGGTGTATGTTCGTTGGCACTCCTAAAGGAAAAAACCACTTTTTTTCTCTGAGGGACAAAGCAGAAGAAGCAGAAGATTGGAAGCTCTTAGAGTTTAAAGCCAGCGAGACCAAGATTCTGCCTGAGTCTGAGCTTGATTCTGCCCGTAAAGAGATGGGTGAGGACAAGTACAACCAAGAGTTTGAGTGTTCATTTAACGCTGCTGTTGAGGGTAGCTACTATGGTCAGATCATCAATACTATCGAGGAAAAAGGCCATATCACCCGTATTGAGCGCGATGATCTTTGCCGGTCTTTTGTTGCTTGGGACTTGGGTATGGGCGATTCTACTTGTCTGTGGGTGGCTCAACTGGTTGGCAAAGAGGTGCGGCTTATTGACTGCGTCGAGAACCACGGACAAGGTCTGGATTGGTATGTACGCTGGCTGCAAGACAATGACTATGCGCGGTGGGAGCAGTTCTTACCGCATGACGTTGAGGTTAGGGAACTTGGAACGGGAAGGTCTCGCAAAGAAGTACTCATGGAGGCAGGACTAAACATAACTGTTGCGCCACGGTTGTCGGTTGCTGACGGTATCCAGGCTGTTAGGCGCTTACTTCCAAGATGCTGGTTTGACCCAAAGACTAAGCCTGGCCTTGATGCTTTGCGCAACTACAGGCGCGAGCATGATGAGAAGCGCAATGTATTCTATGAGAAACCATTGCACGATTGGGCATCACACTACTCAGATAGCTTCAGATACCTAGCGATTTCGCTTGACGAAGGTACTGATTCGTGGTCGTCAAAGTTGCCAAATAACGTGCAATGGGTTGTATAATTGGAAAAATTCTAGGGGTAACTTATGCAGTCTGAAGAAATTAAAGCGATTGTTGAGGCAGAGATTGATAACTCCATTGGCTTTATTGACTCTGAGACTACAGACCAGCGTCAGAAAGCACTAGAGTATTACCTGCGTGATCCGTATGGCAATGAGCAAGAAGGTCGCAGCCAGATCGTAACTGGTGAAGTAGCTGAAGCTATTGATGGCGCATTGCCGCAGCTAATCCGTGTATTCACTACTACCGAAGATATTGTCTTATTTGAGCCACAATCTGCTGGCGATGAGGATGCTGCTAGACAGGCAACTCAGTATTGTAACTGGGTATTCTATCGGGATAACCCTGGCTTTATCATCCTGCATAACTGGTTTAAAGACGCGCTGATGCAAAAGGTAGGCGTTGTTAAAGCCTATTGGGATTCTAAAGAAGATGTCACTAAAGAATCTTACAAGAATCTTACAGATGATGAACTTGCTTTATTGCTATCAGACGAGTCATTAGAGATCGTCAAGCAGAAGTCTGAAGTCGTTGATATGTCCGGTATGCCTATCATGCTGCACAATGTGACGATCAAGAAGGTCAAGAATACAGGCCAGGTGGTTATCGAGAATATTCCACCAGAAGAATTTCTAATTAGCAAGAACGCTAAGTCTATTGCTGACTCCCCATTCACAGCGCATCGTCGTCTAGTACCACGGTCTGAGCTTATCGCAATGGGTTACGATAAAGACATCATCGATAACCTACCGACTTACGATGACCTGACATTCTCTCCTGAGCGCCTTGCTCGATTCGATAATGGCGAGCAACCGGATGACGAGAGCCTTGACCCGTCAATGCAGCGTCTTGAGGTCTATGAGTGCTATATCTACCTTGACGTTAATGATGATGGCATTGCAGAGCTGCGCCGTATTGTCTATTGCGGCAGTGAGCTTCTTAGTGATGAAGAAACAGACGTAATACCATTCCATGCTATCTGCCCTATTCCTATTCCTCACAAGTTCTTTGGTCAGTCACTTGCTGATCGCACTATGGACATTCAGCTAATCAAGTCTACGGTTACCCGTCAGATGCTTGATAACATTTACTTAACAAACAATGCTCGAATGGGTGCGGTTGATGGTCAGGTAAACATTGACGATCTGCTAAACGCTACGCCTGGCGGTGTGATTCGTATGAAGAATCCTAATGCCATTATTCCTATTCAAGTGCCTAGCGTTACAGCTCAAGCCTTTCCAATTCTGGAATACATGGATACGGTACAAGCCAAGCGTACAGGCGTATCTGACGCGCAACAGGGCTTGAATCCTGACATTCTGAGCAATGTAACGGCTGCTGCGGTAGCTGCAATGACACAGGCCAGCACTGGAAAGCTAGAGCTGATTGCCCGTATCTTTGCTGAGACAGGCGTGAAATCGCTGTTCCAAGGGATTCTTGGGCTGGTCGGTAAGTATCAAGACAAGCCACGGATGCTGCGTATTGCTGGCAAGTATGTGCCGTTTGATCCGCGTAGTTGGGCTAATCAGTTTGACGTATCTATTAATGTTGGCCTTGGCTCCGGTAATCGTGAGCAGCAATTGGCTATGTTGCAGATGGTTCTACAAAAGCAAGAGCAGGTATTGCAGCAGTATGGCCCAGGCAATCCATTGGTGACGGTTGGTCAGTACCGCAATACGCTGGCTAAGTTCATTGAAGCTGCTGGTTTTAAGGATGCTGACCAGTTTATGAACCAGATCACGCCTGAGATTGAAGCGCAACTTGCTGCTCCTAAGCCACCACCACCTGATTCTCAAGCTGAGTTCGCTAAGATGATGGCGCAGGTTGAGCAGGAAAAGGCGCAGGTAGCCCGTGAGAAGAATCAAGCAATGTCGCAGATTGATGCGGCTAAGTTGCAGCTAGACCGTCAAAACCTTGAGGCCAGCTATGCTCAGAAGGGCGTAGAGATGGCTATGAAGAACCAGAAAGACCAGCAAGAACTCAAGCTGAAAGAGGCTGAGTTAGCTGTTAAGCAACTGCAAGCTATCCTAGCGATGGACATTGCTGACGAAGATAGCCGTACACGACAGGCTGACATTGTTCTTAAAGCAATTAAAGAGATTGGAAACATTACACGATGAACAAAGCAGATTGGGCTAATAACCTGACACTTGATCCTAACTGGCAAGAACTTATATCAGAATTGAGATCAACAGAGTTAGCTAAGTTTACTAATAGCGATTATCTCGATGTAGAGGCCAGAGAACAGGCTTACATTCGATTGAGAACGATAGAGAGTATTACCGACTACTTGGAAGGCTTGAAGGCTCAGAAAGCTATTGACAAGAAGCGTTGGAAGATTTTGTAGTCTGTCATGGCAGTTCCATGTAAAATTAAGGAAATAACAACATGAGCGAAACGACTAGCGCGACACCGGAATCCGGTAGCGGAGAGTTGACAGTAAACGATGCGGCTAACGCTTTCATGGGTTTAATGGGTAGTGACGAAGGCTCCGACGAAGGACAACCAGAAGCACAGGCTCAATCCGATGAGGACGAAGGCGAAGAACCAGAGGAAGAATCTAGCGATGATTCTGAAGGTGAAGAACAGGAAGATAGCGAACAAGAAGAAAAGGAACGTACCTACCGCGTGAAAGCTGCGGGTGAAGAAAAGGACGTTACCCTTGACGAGCTTGTTAAGAATTATCAACTTGGCGCTGACTATACGAAAAAATCGCAAGCTGTAGCTGAAGATCGTAAGGCTATTCAGGCCGAATACCACGCGATTCAAGAGGCGAAGCAACTGAGAGATCAGTATGCACAGCAG